CCTTTTCGTTATTTGGAACAAGGTAGTGCACATGTTTATGGATCTTTTAAAGGATTTAGAATGAAACCAAAATCTAGAGTAAAATTAACTCCAGGATGTGAATATGTTTGTGAAAAACTTAACATTGAGGTAAAATATACTAAACCTGTAATGGGGGGTTGGAGACCTTGGTATATTGCTGCTCAAGATATGGTTAAAATTCCAACTATTATAGATAATAATATATTAATTAAATGTAGAGATAGTTTTTATAAAGATATTATAAGTGGAATTTCTAAAGATTCGTTATCTAAGTTGCAAGTTTATTGTAATGAAGTTGCTATAAATGGATGCAATGGTGTGTTATATGTAGATAAGATGAATAGATTTACCTCTGCTGGAAATCCATATAAAAAATCCAAACAATATTACATTTTTCCTACAGATGGAAATGAAATTATATCAGATCCTTATGATGTGGTAGATGAAATCAAAGAGAGAATTGATTATTTCCATGATATGTATTTATCGGGAAAAAGAGCTAGACCTTGTTTTTGTGCTCATTTAAAAGATGAACCTGTTTCTTTTAAGAAAGCTGAAATGGGGAAAACAAGAGTTTTTACTGGAGCTCCCTTTGATTGGTCAATTCTATGTAGGAAATATTTTTTAAGCTGTGTTAGAGTAGTTCAGTTAAATAAATTACTTTTTGAAGCTGGACCTGGATTGATATGTCAATCCTTAGAGTGGCACGGTGTGGGAGAGTATTTATCTCAATTTGGATCTGAAAATATGATAGCAGGAGATTATAAATCTTTTGATAAGAAATTAAGTCCAGCTATAACTTTAGCAGCCTTTGATATACTTATTTCTTTATGTAAGGAAAGTGGAAACTTTTCTGATGAAGATATATTAGTCATGCAAGGCATTGCTGAGGATGTAGCGTATCCATTAATTGATTTTAATGGAGATTTAGTTCAATTTTTTGGATCTAATCCATCGGGACATCCATTGACTGTTATTATAAATAATATAGCGAATTCTTTATATCAAAGATATGCTTATTATGTTAACAATCCCGATAAAGAATGTGAATCATTTAAAAGCAACGTAGCAGCTATAAATTATGGAGATGATATGGTGTGTGGTGTTTCTGATAGAGCTCCATGGTTTAATCATACCTCCATGGCTAGTGCTCTAGCGGATATTGGTGTAGTATTTACTATGGCTGATAAAGAAGCTGAGAGTGTACCATATATCAAATTTCATGAGGTTTCTTTTCTTAAGAGAATTTTTAAATTTGATGATAGATTGGGTTGTTTCGTTTGTCCTTTAGATAAAGATTCAATTGAGAAAATGCTAACAGTATGGACAGAATCTAAAAATGTAGTTTGGCAAGAACAATATGCCAGTGTGATTTGTTCCGCAAATAGAGAGATGTTTTATTATGGAAAAGAAGAATATGATGAATTTCAAACTATATTAAAAGGTTTGGTAAATTATTTAGATATTGAATCATATATAAATGAATCAACTTTTCCAACGTGGGAAACATTAGCTTCTGAATTTATGGAACATTCTACTATGTTAATATTGTAGATGCATTATGGGCTTTTAGATCAAAGTCCTTTAAACCAAAATGATCTTGTGTGTATTAGTTACTGTTTACTATTTGAGGTGAATTGTAAAAGTAGTAAAAGCGTGGAATACATATATATATATACCAGAGCGTTCCTCGAAATCTCTATTTAGAGATGTGTCGGTTTATACACAAAATTCACACACTTGAAATCAATTGATTGGGTGGTCAGATAGAGAGTGTATAAATAAAAATTTCACCTGCTGATAAAAATAATAATATTGAGAGTTCTAGTACAACTAATAGTACTTATGGTAGTGCACAATCTACTACAGATGCAAGCTCAAGTGAAACTGGGGATCATTTAATTGATAGACCAAAGGAATCAACAACTGAATCCACACAACAACTTGAGTTTATTCATGCTAATCCGGGAGATATTTATCCATTGAGAACAAAAAATATATCTACTTTTGATAATGATAGAACAATGGGTTTCGAATTAGCTCGGTATTTAGAAAGAGATGTTTTAATTTATGATGGAACTTGGACTGAAGGTACAAATGTCTATGTTGATATTAATCCTTGGACATTATTTTTCCAAAATAGTGCCATTTCTAAAAAATTAGAAAATTATGCATATGTTCGTTGTAACTTAGAACTAGAAATGGTTATTAATGGCTCACCGTTTTATTATGGTGGATTATTATTAGCTTATAATCCTTTAGCAGTTTATGATGCAGGACGAATTCCAACTATTAGTGTTGAAAATTGTGTCCCTTTATCTCAAAGACCACATGTGTGGTGTTATGCTGGAGATAATCAAGGAGGAACCATTTGTGCTCCTTTCTTTCATCAACAAAATTGGATTAAAACAAGTTTTATTTCACATTTCAATGAAATGGGAAGTTTAACAATTATGTCTCCTGATGTATTATTAAATGCTAATTCAGTTGCTGGTCAAGATGTGGGCTATAAATTATATGCGCGAGCTAAAGATTTAGAAGTCAGTGGACCAACTGAACATTTGATTTTACAATCGGGTGATGAAGAACAATTTTTTGTTGACTTATCTTCAAAGGATTTTATAACTTTAGAGTCCAGATATGGAAAAGAACAAGATAATGCAAAGCCAAGTAATATTGCTAGTAACATTTCTAAAGGATTAAATGAATTTTCAAAAATTCCCGTCATTGGTGAATTTGCTAAAGTTGGATCAACTATAGCAGATGTAGCTTCTGATGTTCTTGGATTTTTTGGATTTTCAAATATTCCTAATATAGAAAATGTTTCTATGTTTCAAAATTCTTGTGCTCCACAGCATGCAACAACAGAAATTTCTGTTCCTATGGAAAAATTAACGCTTGATCCTAAAAATGAATTGACTGTTGACCCTAGAATAGCAGGATTAGATGGTGAAGATGAATTAGCAATTAAAAATTTAGTAACTAGAGAATCTTTTCTTGCTGTTGTTCGATGGGCTTCAACTGCAGTAACGGATACTCCGTTGTTTTCTGCGCCTGTTGATCCATTTTTAGTGAGAGTTAATGGGGCATTAATTTATGGTTCTCCTGTATCACACTTTTCACAATTATTTCAATATTGGAGAGGTGACATTATTTTTAAATTTAAATTTGTTTGTTCAAAATATCATCGAGGACGAGTTCGAATTAAGTGGGATCCATTTAATCTTGGAGTAGCTAGCGGTACTACGGAATGTATTAATAAGATTATTGATATTGAAGAATCGCCAGAGATCGAGTTTAGAGTACCATTTGCAGCGTTTCGTTCTTGGTTGCGTACATTGAACCCAACAAGTGAACGTTACAGTTATAATGCTTTTTACCCATCTTTTGATGATGAATATAGCAATGGTACACTTTCATTAATTGTACTAAATCCTCAAACTAGTCCAGTAGCAACAGCTGATATTCAAGTATATATTTCATATAGAGCTGCAGATAATTTTGAATTAGCTGCACCTAAAGAGTTGCCACAGACTTTGAGTTATTATAGTTTACAAAGTGATGAAAAAGATCTGGATCAAGATCTTATATCTGAGATTAGTTCATTGTATGATTTAAGTTATGAAGATAATATAACATATCAAGCTATGGTTACAGATTCTATGATCATGAATGATAGCAGTAGTGAAGATCCTGAATTATATTCTATTTATATGGGAGAATCAATTCAATCTTTAAGATGTATTTTACGAAGATTTCAGTATATACAAACGTTATTAAACGGGACTGATCCTGAACCATCTTCAGAGTGGAATAC